GATTCCTCTACGTCTCGTGGGCTCGGAGATGTGTATAAGAGACAGGTATATTAGATAGGAGGTATAACAAAATTATGACGGTTAAACTTGCTCTTCTTAAATCAGGCGAAGACATTATCGCTGATATTCAAGAAATGGTGGTTCAAGAACAAGTGGTTGGATATTTTCTTCAAAATCCTTGTGTAGTTAAACTCTATGGAGAGCAGATTGAATCTGATGGTAAAGAAAGGAAACCATTCAAAATTCAATTAACCCCATGGATGCCATTGAGTTCTGAAGAAAGGATTCCAATCTCAGCTGATTGGCTAGTGACAATGGTTGAACCTATTTCTCAATTAAAAACAATGTATGAAAATGGAGTAAAAAAACATGGTGAAAGACTCGGTGAAAATTCTGGTGATTCAGAACCAAACTCTGATAAGTCAAATTGAAGAGGTTGGCGGTGATATCGGACAACCAGACTGCAAGTTGATCGAACCATTTTTAGTTAAGGATGAAGTTTTAACTCCATGGTTAGTAGAATATACTAGTCAAAATACTTTTATGCTTCATTCGGATAAAATTTTGACTATTGCTGAACCAAATAGTAAACTTTTGAAAAAGTACGAGGATCTTCTAAAGTAATGAGGTTTTACACCAACGTCCAGATGGTTGGAGACAAATTTCTTGTTCGTGGTTATGAAGATGGAGAAAGCTTCATGATCAAGGATGAGTTTACTCCAACCCTTTTTGTTAAAAGTAATCGTGAAACTGAACATAAAACTCTGACTGGAGAGAGTGTTGAACCAATTAAACCAGGTACAGTTCGTGATTGTAGAGAATTCTACAAAAAATATGAAGGTGTCGATGGATTTAAAATCTATGGAAATGATCGCTACGTATCACAATACATTTCCGAAAAATATCCAGAAGATGAAATAAAATTTGACATTTCAAAAATCAAACTAGTAACAATCGATATTGAGGTTTCTGCAGAAGAAGGATTTCCAGATCCAGAATCTTGCTCTGAAGAAATCTTGACAATTTCTATTCAAAATTATAATACAAAGAATATTATCACTTGGGGAAGATATCCATTTGAAGTAAAGCAGAAGAATGTAAAGTACATTCACTGTGAAAGTGAAGTGGAACTTTTGAATCTATTTCTTGATTTCTGGTCTAATTATCCTCCAGAAATTGTGACTGGATGGAACATCCAACTGTATGATATTCCGTACATTTGTGGCCGACTTTCTAGGGTTCTTGGTGAAAAACAGATGAAGCGTTTTTCTCCTTGGGGATTAGTGAGTCAAGGAGAAATTTATGTTTCTGGTAGAAAGCAAACTACCTTTGATGTTGGTGGCATTACTCAACTTGATTATCTCAATCTTTATAAGAAGTTTACATACAAAGCACAAGAGTCTTACCGACTAGATCACATCGCTGATGTGGAACTTGGACAGAAGAAACTCGATCACTCTGAGTTTGATACCTTCAAAGATTTTTACACTGGTAACTGGCAAAAGTTTGTTGAATATAACATCGTTGACGTAGAACTTGTTGATCGTCTCGAAGACAAAATGAAGTTAATTGAGTTGGCATTGACTATGGCTTATGATGCCAAAGTCAATTATGCTGATGTATTCTATCAAGTTCGAATGTGGGATAACATTATCTACAATTATCTTAAGAAGAGGAAGATTGTAATTCCACCAAAAGATCGCTCTGAGAAGAATGAGAAATATGCTGGTGCTTATGTTAAAGAACCAATTCCTGGAAAGTATGATTGGGTTGTGAGTTTCGACTTGAACAGTCTATATCCACACTTGATTATGCAATATAATATTTCACCAGAAACTCTCCTTGATGAAAGGCATCCAAGTGCCACAGTTGATAAGATTTTGAATGAGTCCATAAATTTTGAACTCTATAAAAATTATGCTGTTTGTGCCAATGGTGCAATGTATCGCAAGGATGTTCGTGGATTTCTTCCTGAGTTGATGGAGAAAATGTATGGCGACAGGGTTGTGTTCAAGAAACGAATGCTTGCTGCCAAACAACAGTATGAGAAGACTCCTACTGTGGAACTCATGAAAGAGATTGCCCGTTGTAATAACATTCAGATGGCAAAGAAGATCTCCCTCAACTCTGCTTATGGTGCTATTGGTAATCAATACTTCAGGTATTACAAACTAGCAAATGCAGAGGCTATTACGCTTTCTGGACAAGTCTCTATCCGTTGGATTGAGGGTAAGATGAATCAATATCTAAATAATCTTTTACAAACAGAAGATGTCGATTATGTTGTCGCATCAGATACTGATTCGATTTATCTTAATCTCGGACCTCTTGTTGATAAATTTTTTGCTTCTAAGTCTGACGATAAAGAGTCAATCGTCAAAATTCTTGATAAGATCTGTCAAGATAAGTTTGAACCGTTCATTGAACAATCTTACCAGGAACTTGCGGACTATGTATCGGCATATGAACAGAAGATGAGCATGAAGCGGGAGAATATCGCTGATCGTGGTATTTGGACTGCTAAAAAGAGATATATTCTTAACGTTTGGAATAGTGAAGGAGTTGCATATGCAGAACCAAAACTCAAAATGATGGGTATTGAAGCTGTTAAATCATCTACACCAGCACCTTGTCGAAAGATGATTAAAGATGCTTTGAATTTAGTTATGACTGGAACTGAAGAAGATGTAATTAACTTCATTGACAAGAGTCGAGAAGAATTTAAAAGTCTCCCTCCAGAACAAATTTCTTTTCCAAGATCTGCATCTGATGTTGTAAAGTATCAATCTTCTTCAGATATCTATGCGAAAGGAACCCCAATTCATGTAAGAGGTGCTTTACTTTATAATCATTATATAAAGCACAAAAAATTGACAAATAAATATTCTCTGATTAATAATGGCGAAAAAATCAAGTTTTGCTATCTGAAAAAACCAAATGTGATACACGAAAACGTTATCTCATTTATTCAAGATTTTCCACGAGAACTTAATCTTGACAAATATATTGATTATGAATTACAATTTGAGAAAGCTTTTCTAGAACCACTTAAAGTCATTCTTGATGCCATTGGGTGGAACGTAGAGAAAACTGTTAACTTAGAACTATTCTTCTCATGAAAGATCAGAATCCCGTTCCAGACAATGAATCAAAACAAGTTAAATGGAATCGAGGCCTAGACTTGTTTATTGAAAGCGTTTTAAAACCAGATAATGAGTTACGTCAATGTGCTCATAATCAAAAATGCTATACCGAACTTTTAGATGTTCGTGAAAATGTGTTAGACTATTTGAAAACTTTGCGCTGGTATTGATGGACTTTTTGAAAGATATTGTAAAAGAGATTGGTGATGACTTTACTAAGTTAGCATCTGATATTGATGAAACTGAAACTTATGTGGACACAGGTTCGTACATTTTTAATGCACTGGTTTCAGGTAGCATATTTGGTGGTGTATCTGGGAATAAGATTACTGCTATTGCTGGAGAGTCTTCTACTGGAAAGACTTTCTTTTCTCTCGCTGTGGTTAAGAATTTTCTTGATACTAACCCCGATGGTTATTGCCTCTACTTTGATACTGAGGCCGCTGTTAATAAATCCCTACTTGAGTCTAGGGGTGTTGATCTTAGCAGATTAGTTGTTGTCAATGTCGTTACCATTGAGGAGTTCCGTAGCAAAGCACTCAAAGCAGTAGATATATACCTTAAGAAACCCTTAGAAGATCGCAAACCTTGTATGTTTGTGCTAGACTCTCTAGGGATGCTTTCCACTGAGAAAGAGATTACTGACGTACTGAACGACAAGCAAGTTCGAGACATGACTAAATCTCAACTTGTGAAAGGTGCATTCCGTATGCTTACTCTCAAGTTGGGACAAGCAAACATTCCAATGATCGTTACCAACCACACTTACGATGTTATCGGAGCTTACGTACCAACTAAAGAAATGGGAGGAGGCAGCGGCCTCAAGTATGCAGCGTCTACAATCATCTATCTCAGCAAAAAGAAAGAAAAGGACGGAACAGAAATTGTCGGCAATCTTATCAAAGCTAAGACTGCTAAGTCGCGTTTGAGTAAGGAGAACAAAGATGTTACGGTACGTTTGTATTACGATGAGCGTGGCCTTGATCGTTATTATGGTCTTCTTGAACTCGGTGAGATTGGCGGTATCTGGAAAAATGTCGCTGGACGTTACGAGATTGACGGAAAAAAAGTCTATGCTAAGCAAATCCTCAAAGAACCAGAAACTTATTTCACTCCAGAAGTAATGGAAAAACTTGACGAGATTGCAAAACAAGAATTTAGTTATGGATCGTCTAGTTGACTTAATAAGAGTATATGACAACGCATTAGATTCAAGCATATGTGAATATCTTGTTGAATTGTTTGAAAGCAAAAAAGATCTTCATGAAAGATTGGAAAATGATAAAAAACCAAATTTCACTCAACTCAATCTTACAGAAATATCTGGAGAATCACCAGACATTCAAGATGTCCATAACATTGCTTTGAAGGCAGTTTTCAAATATAAGAAAGATTATTATTCTTTTATTGATGAGAGATGTTTTCCAGAATCTCATGCGTTTGAACAATTTCGGATAAAGAAGTATAATACTGATGGAAACGACATGTTTGATACACATGTTGATGTGACAGATCATGATAGCTCACGAAGATTCTTATCTTTCATGTGGTATCTAAATGATGTTGATGATGGCGGAAAAACGGTGTTCAAAGACTTTGAAATAAAACCAAAGTCAGGTACATTAGTTGTGTTTCCCCCCTTATGGATGTTTCCTCATAGGGGTGATCCGCCAATAAGCAACACAAAATATATTTTGAGCACCTATTTACATTACAAGTAATGGATAAAGTTGAAATTCTAATTCTAAAGAATCTTTTATACAATGAAGAATATTTAAGAAAAGTAGCACCTTTTATAAAACCTGAATATTTCCAAGACTCTTTAGAGAGAATTACTTACGAAGAAATTTTTAAATTTATTTCTGAGTACAATAAACCCGTTACAAAAGAAATACTTTGTATTGAAGCTGTCTCTTATACACATCTGACGCTGCCGACGACTCCTTACGTGT